GTTGTGTAGTTGGTATTAGCCACACCGCGCCAGCGAGTGCCGCCGTCATCGGTCACAAACACAAACAAATGTGTTTTGCCAGTGGTCAACGAAGGGGCCGTACCTCCGGGCCATTGAACTGATGCGGGCCATGTCACCGTGCCGCTGGTATGCGTCAATTCAAGCGTGAAAGCATAAGCTCTTGAAGATGGTGGGCTGCTGAACGTGAACGTGCTGTTTGCGCTAATTGTCTTGGTGAAGAAGTTGCCAGCCGTGCAGTCAATGTCCAGCGCAGCCACAGCCGTCAGGTTTCCACGCACGGAGCCGTTGTCGTAAATAGCACCTGTTGATTCTGGTGCTGTCAGAGTTTTGTTGGTCAGCGTCTGTGTGGCTGTAGTCCCCACCACCCCCGTCAGAGTGTTGTCGGAATAGGCAATGGTCTTGTTGGTTAGCGTCTGTGTGCCAGTTAATGTGACATCGCCACCACCAGTGCCAGCGCCAATGGCGGTGCGAAAGTCTGATGCACCTAAAGAGGAAACAGAGTTGTCGGCATTGAACCTTGGGAATGTCACAGCAGACGGGTTTGTCACTGTGAACAAATTGCCGCCCAATGTGGTGGCCCCAAGGCTTGTGCGTGCTGCTCCGGCTGTTGCCGCACCCGTGCCACCTTTTGCCACTTTTAGAACTGGACCCGCATCAAACAATGCGTCAATGGTGTCCAAGTCAGTATTAATCTTGGTGCCCCATGTGTCAGTACTGGCCCCCACCTCGGGTTTGGTCAGTAATAGGTTGGTCGTTGTTGAATCAGCCATTTTTCACCTCATGCGGCAATTTGCCAAGTTTCTGAATTATCAACGATTGGTGTCCAGCTTTCACTGGTGTCCGCAATTGCATCCCATGTTTCTGCCGTGTCGTTTTCTGGCAACCATTTCAAGTTACCAGCTACCACCATGCTGGACACGCCAGCAAAAGTCAGCACGCCAAATTGCAACTTGTTCGCACTGATGCTCATGCTGGATTCAGCTTCAATCAGCACGCCCTGATTGACCAGCACGCTGGTGCCAACCGTCAAAACACCAAAATCTTCAATCAGGATTTGAACCAGCGGCACCCTGACCGCATTGACCGACATGACGCTCTCATCCACTGCGGCAAACGCACCAACAGCCACCCTAGTGGCCGCTACGCTGGCTGTGGAGGCCGATGCAGCAGTTGCCGCACCTATGGCATACCGAACACCATTTGCCGCCATGGCGCTTGTTGCAGCAATCGTGAGGCTTATGCTTGCCGATTTAAACGCTGCAACTGATGCAGTGCTGGATGCGGCAACAGCAAAAGATGCGCTCTTGGCCACATTGGCATCCACCGCCACGCTGCTGGAAGCAGAAACAGAAAACGCACCAAAGGTGGTGCGTTTTGCATCGACCACCAAAGAACTGGTGGCCGAGAATGTAACTGCCCCAAGGCTTACGCCGTAGGAGTATTTGCCTTCACCGTAAGGGCCAAGACCGTAAGCCGCCATGTCATGTCAGGGTAACGTCAAGGTCGCCAGCAGGAATGCGCAGCACATCGCCATCATTGATGGTGCGTGATGTGCTGAGTGCCGCCCAGGCCAGCATATTGCCGCCCGTGCTGGCGTCAAAGATGGCAGCCCAGCCGATGGACCCCCAATTGCCGCCAGAGGCCGCAGGGAATTCAATGGCCGCTGCGTTGGTGGCGTTGGTGGGGCTGGTGCCCGACACCGTGATGGTGCCGGTAGCCGTGCGCGCATAGCCGCTGCCGGACACCTCAGTGCCGCCGCCAGCGTCGCTTGGCGCTGCCGTGAACAGGCCCACATACCAAGCTGTTGGACGGGTGGCCGTGTTGGTTGTCAACAAAAAGTTGAGAACCAGATTTTCTGTGTAGTCGGTAAAAGATGACATGTCCAGTCCTTATCCAAAAGTCTTTGCTCGGGTCAACAGCGCACCACCAGATGTCGATGCACGATCATCGGCTGTGCGCAGGTCATTCAATGCACGCTCGTACAGCGTTGCCCATGTCTGAATTCTCGCATCATCTTGCAGGTATGGAGCAGCTTGCAGCAGCGCACCATACAAGTAAATGTCAGGGCTGGAGGTCAATAACCAGTTATTCGCCACAGTGCTTGACAACTTTGTCAACTTCGCAAAGTAGATCAACTCAGCCGTGTAAGTTGCATCAGGCGTTGGGGAAATCCTGAATTGATTCCCCACCACGCTGAAGAAACGTGGCCGTCCACTGGCCGTGAAATGTGATCTTTGCGCGTCCATGTCATCAATTGACAGGAACTCCAAAGGAGTCAGCGGGTTGGTGCTGGTCAGCTTCAGCGACTTGGTTTCCAAGAAGTCAGCAGGCACAGCGCCATACTCAGAGTCAAAAGACGCATTGGCACGCACGATCATTTGACGGGTGCGCAGCGTGCGTTCGATTTGAGCCTCAGCCAGCGAGATGAAGTCAGGCACCACACTGGTCAGATCCGACCTGTTCAGCCAGTCGCCAATGGAGGTCTTCAGTTCAGTGTAGGTGCTTAGTGACATTACTTGGCCTCTTTTTCCATTTCCTCTTTCACCGCCCAGGTGTGAGGATGCCCAAATTCAAAGGTGCCGATGTGTCCGATTTCGTGGGATACATCGTGATCGATGTAGACCTTGTAGCCAAGCTCTTGGGCTTTCTTGCAAAAGAAAACGTCCTCGCCCATGTAGCCCCGTGTGGTCTGCCAAGGCATATCAAACCATGGCTCCGACATCCCCTCAAACACCTCGCGCTTGATCAGCATTATGCCAGTGCCAATGCTGCCGACTTCTTCCAATCCAGTGGACTCTGGCATGGTGTACACCGGCACGCGCTTGCCGTTCTCGTCATAGTTTTGGGCTGTTGGGCCGGTGGGCATTCTGCGCCGTGCGCAGTTGGCCGCCACAATGTGCTTGTCGTGCTTGAGCAGCCGCTGCACCATGTCCTGTGGAAACGTCATGTCGCTGTCGATGAACAAGATGTGTGTGCACCCCTCACGCATGGCATCCAGGCAAAGGTCAGCCCTTTGGTTTTGAATGATGGTGCCCTGCATCAACTTCAGACTGATGGCGTCTTCGGTGTTGAGCGTGTGGTACGCCACCATGTTGACCATGCAGTAGCAATAGTTGGTGTGAACCTGGTCACGGGCTGGGGTGCAGACTGCAATGTAATTGCTCATACTTTTCCTGGTCGAGTCCTAAAAAATTGATTGTCAGAATCGTTGAGCCATTTTTTCATGTACGCCGGATCATCAATCTTTCCCTCGGCCTTCATCTTGTAATACAAGGCTTCTGGAATGCTTGCGACCAAGTGCCACTCACCTGTCCAATTGGCTTTCTCGTCAACTGCATTGTAGATGGCTTTGTTGGCCTCAATCACAGCCGTGACGTCTTGCTCTGTCTCAATCGTCACATCACCAGTCTCGGCATTCTCATGCCAGTAGCGTGTGATGCCCTGCTGTTCGTTGCGGTCAAAAATTCTTTTGTGGATCATCTTAAAAAAAAGGCCAGGTTTCCCTGGCCTTTTCCGTTGGCTTCAAATCAAGAAGTAATCAGGTCAGCGGCCAGACCGTGAGCGTTTTCAGCAGTCACTTTGTGGCCCCATTCCACGATCAACATGCGCTTCTCGGCGTCACCAGTCTTGGCCAATTCGACTTGGCTGTATGGGCGCAGCACAGTCATCTTGGCGTAGTCAGGATCAATCACCCAGGCGTCACGCTCACGTTGGAAACGGTTGGCGATCACCTGCACGTTGCCGAAATCGGACACATAGATGTCAACAGCACCGACCAGAGTCGCAGGCTTTGCACCACCGTCGATGTTGAAACGGCTTGAGGCAATACCGGAGAAGCTGGACACGCGCTGCTTGTTCACAGGACCGCACATCAAGATCTTCGGTGTACCACCGGCTGTCCACACCTTCTGGATGACGTTCTTGAGGATAGTCTCGGTGAAGGTACGCACGTTGCCATCGGTACGGGCGCTGGTTGGCAGTGTTGTGTACGATGGATCAACACCGTTGGTCTGCTTGTCGGTGTTTGTCTTCACAAACGCGCCGAGCGAGGCAGTTGCACGGGCAGTGGTGGTGTCGCCAGCGTTGGCCACGGCACCGTTCAAGAGCGAAAACTCTTGGTCACGCTTCATCTCAGCGCCACGCTTGGCGATCTGATAAGCCAGTTCCGAGCGACGACC